ACCCTTGAAGAATTAAAATGGGACATTTTAATTCTCCAAGGGTCAGATATCAGTAACGATTTGAAATGACGCCCCTATAGCGAAGCATAGGGCGTCCCATTTTAAATCTTCACTGGTATAAATATACTTCTTTTTCATTTTTCTATTGGATTATATATTTTTTCTCTTGTGAAAACGACCAATATGCTTCGATATTTGATTACACAAATATGAATTTCCCGGGCTTTGCACCATCCAGAAGGGTGTCAATATATGACAATTCTATCATGTATTTCAATTGATGAATTATCTTTGAATGCTTCGGTTAATCCTCCCGATTGGTCTCGAAATAATCGTTATAAATTGTCCAAAAAGAAATAATGTTGCTGCAAAATAATAATTGTGGTGGGTGAATAAAATAGATATTTTACACCTTTGCACTTTTAAATCGCCGATTATATAACCCTGAAATCGCCTTTGGCGATTTCTTGGATATAAAAGTTGATTTATCAGTAACAACGTCGCTACACAATACAGTTACCTAAGCACATTCACAGATGCCGACCTAAAAGTCGGCATTTAGAATGTGCAAAGGTGTAAAAACACTTTAGGCCTCAAATGCCTATTATATATGTCTAAAAGTAACAGTTATCTAAGGTAATTTACAGATGTAAATCTTCGGTCGATAATCAGAATTATCAAATGTTATATATCAGTAACGATATGAAATGGTGTAAATCTTCACTGGTATAAATATATGTCCAAAATACCACATGTAATTCGATAATAGTAAATAATCTATTTACTATTATAGTCTTTTTGTTTTTACTTCTTTTATTTATCTTCATTATGATAGTTATATAAAATTGAACTGTTTCAAATATATGTATAGAATGATATATATTACAATGGATATTTATGAATACGAAGAAAATTTTGTTCAGGAAACTGAATGCCAAGACAAGAACTATTATTTGAGTGCTGTCATGAAGGATTCTGAAGGAGAACTAATCATGGATTATAGAGTAGACCCCAAAATATTCTTCACATTCGATTATGAAGATGTAATTGAATACGCAAAGACGTCCAACCCGAATTGTTATATATCGAACAACCTAGAAGTGGTTCAAGTGATTTTCAAGGATGATCTTTATACGGCTGTCATAAAGACATATTGGCTCAAGGTATTCCAGAGGACGTGGCGAACCTATTTGAATAATCAGGACGTGGCTAGGAAATACAAACGGGAATAATATTCTTTAGATATTTTGTGAATATAATATATAGTATGTTGAGTAGGCGTCTATTACCACGAACTGTTAGAAATATTGGAAATGCTACTAGAAAAGCTGTTATGAAAGTTTTAAGAAAATCAAATAAATACTCCAACAATGTTGATTTATTATCTATAGATCATTTTTTAATTCTTACTGATAAAGATGGAATAGAATTAGATATGAACAAATTATTACATAATGTAATCAATCCAGATTATAGTACCAATTTAAAAAACCGATTATCCATACTTATGAAAACATTAGATATATCATATGCTAAATATATTGAAGAATTAAAACCTAGAAAAAATTTTACACCTATTCAATCAATATATTTTCAAATTATATTATTTCAAAGACAATTAATTGATGCTATTCTTCATGAATTAGTAATTATTAAAATAGCAAACAAAATTATTACAAATATAACAGAACTAGATATTGAAACATTATTTTTAAATAAAAAGTCTGGCGAAATACGTGGCGGTGGAATTTTTGAAGAATTATTTTTATTAATTCTTGGTACTATTGTATTGACATTTTCAACTAATCATGTTAGTATGAATGATGGGATTAACGAAATAATAAATAAAGATAAAGTCGATTTACACAAATTACATGAGTCTACACTTGCTACAAATAGAGAACAACTTGAAAAAATATTCGCTGTTAGTAGCGTAACTACAATATTAAATTCAAAAGGTGGAGAAACGTTTAATGCTTTACAACAAGGCATTATCCTTCAAAAACTAAGCGCATCATTGAACGAAATAAATGAAAAATATCAATCTTACAGGCAAGAGATTATTGCAGAATGTAGGAGTTCATTTGATGCTGTAGCTGGTGTTGACCAGTCTATTGCTGCTTTAGGAAGTATACAAGAATTATTAGTATATGACGCAGCAAATATTGAACCCGAAATGCTTACAGAGATGACTATTACAGAAACAACTCAACAGATAGGCCAAGATGTAGCTGCTGTTATTCCTGATATGATTGGGGCATTCTCAACTGGTGTATGGAATGGTATGTTTGGGACAAAAGAGATTGTAGTTTCTCAAGACCAATCTACACAAAAAAATGAGGATAATAGAATAGCTTTAAACACACATATAGAAAAAACTGCAAATTCATTAGTGGAAAGTCAAAATGAAGCATTTTCTATTATAGCTGGTAAGTTATTTATGGATATACAATGTTCTTATATGCCTACAGGAAAATATACGGCATTCAAACTTGACGAAGATGGTCATAAAATAGCTGTTAAAACTGAATATGCTACGCAAAATACCGGTAAAATAATTGATAGCTTAGCACTTTTAATGGCAAAAATAAAATATTTAGAAAAAAGTTCAGATGAACAAAGTAAAAAGGTGTTAAAATTACATCGTGAAAAAGTATTTCAACTTTTAAGACTTGCTAATTATGGGCCTTTTTTGGCTATTCCGACTGATAGTGAGAGTGATATGTGGGATGCTGGAAAACTTGTGGTAGATGCAGAGTCAAAATTTAAGTCATATGAGATAGAAGTCTTGAAGTTATTTGAGGATTTTTCCGAAACAAAAGCACATTCAGAAGAACTTTTGAGGGCAATATCATCTCTTGCAAAAATAGACCGACATACAAGACGAGAAATGAATGAAGAGTTTTGGAAAGAGCTTGAAGTTAAATGGGAAGTTGCTGAAAGAGTCGCAAAAAATGTCCAAGAAACCGTTATTAATGCCACTGAAGGCCTAGCTGAAACAGCTACAACCGTTGCACAAAGTGCCGCTGGTGTAGCTACAGACACAGTTGGTTATATAGTAGATAAATCTTTAGAGCCGTTTTTTAAACTTGCTCTAATGGGAGTAACCGGAATCGGACTAATGATATTATTTTATTGTGCTGTACCATTGATAAGATTGTATATTTCAAGACATACACCGGTTGCTCCTGTTGTTGCTGCTCCTTCTGCTTCTGCTGCTCAGGGCGTTCAACGCCGTAGAGGAAGAAGACCTCAACAAGAACAAGTATTACATATTCGTCGAGATATATGGGATCGAGTACTCGCACAGCAACCTCAGATTGAAGATGCTGAACACGAAGGAGGTAAATCACAAAAAAGAAGAAGAACATCAAAAAAATCTAAAACATATAAAAGAAATCGATTATTTGTCAAACGTAAGTAAATATAAAAACTGGTTAATATCGGCCAAGATTTCATCGCGGACATTCAAAATGTCGGTATCTCGCTTTTGGTCGAAATAACGGTCTAAATCTGTTAAAAATCCTCGGTATTCGAAAATCCTCTTTTGGAATTCTTTCGTTGAAGAAGCATCTAATAATTCGATATTTTTTTCTATCATATTTATTCTTGATTGGTCTTTTCCTAAGAGAACTTCTACGAATTTATCTACGTGTTCATTCAAACGCTCATACAATTCATCAGTCGCTTTATGTTGGGAGAATGACCGAGTTTTCCAATGATAAAGTTTTACGACATTTAGCATTTCTAGGAATATCCGGACTAAATGCGATTTCTTTTGATTATTAATACCCTTTGAATCACTCTTAGGGCCCGCATTCGGAAAACTTTCTGCCGTCAAAGACAGGCGTGTCCTTCTAGTGCTTCGTTTGCCTCGTTTGCCTGTATATTTCACTCGTTTTCCTGTTTTTCTTTTTGGCATTTTTATAATACATATAGAGATATTTATATGTATATGTATATTGAATGAAATGGTCTATCATATTAATCTTCTTGACAACCGCCTCTGGATTTTTTCATACAACTTCTTTTATAAACCAAAAGATTCAGTCTTATCTGTCGAAAAATAAAATTAAAAAAGAGAACATCCAAGAAAAAACTACCATAGAACAAAAAATAATTGATAATGCTATCCAGAAATTCAATATGTCTTGGTACGTCGTCGCTGAAAAAAACGAAATCCATTCTAAAAAGCCATATAAAGTAACTGTCTGGGGTAAAGATTATGTTATCTGGAAAACTGGGATACAAAGTTATACCGCATTAGAAGATGTTTGTCCCCATAAGGGCGCAGCATTCTCTGTAGGGGCCATTGAAAACAGTCGTATTGTTTGTCCTTATCATGGATACGAATTTGATAAATCGGGGAATCTTACGGTAGTCCCTGGTATTTGCTTTCAGCCATCGCCTATTTATAATGTTGCTAGATTTGCCGTCGTAGAAAAAAATGGTTGGATTTATTTAAATACATGGGAGATCCTGTCGACAACCACTGATGAAGATATCAGGTCCTTTGCTGACAGGATTTTTGTCGAACCAGAAATAGAGAATCAAGAATCAGAAGGAACACCTGCTTCGGGAAATCCTTATAGAAACAAAATGAAGGTTCTATTTATTAATCAGGTATTCAAGACATATCCTAGAATAGTAACGGAGAACTCACTTGATATTATGCATATTGCATTCGTTCATACTTTCGGGAATAAAGTAAAACCTTCTCCTAGTTATGAGAACCCACCGAAAGAGGTCGGCCCTGGTCATTGGAGAACATCTTATGTGTATGAATCCGGAAAAAATTCCATGGTAAGCCGGCTTTTTAAGATGAAAAGGATTGATATCGATAATGAATTCGTTTTGCCACATACGTCTATTGCGAGGATTGTTTTTGGACCGGGTTTAATAAATACTGTTGTAACAGCAGCATGCCCCATCAATGAATACGAAACCAAACTCTTTGTGAAAACTTATAGGAATTTTTTGTTGTTTGATTTCTTAGACAATTGGTTCCGTGGTTTAATGAAAGATACATTAAATCAAGATAAGGCGGTCATCGAATCCATTAAACGTGAGAATATCGACGGAAAATTCAATATGAAATTCGACAAATTACAAAATACTTATAGGACATTTTATAAGAAGTTTATTCGGGATTGAAGAATCCCTTTTGAGTTTATTTTTTACGAGTTGTTCTGTTTATTTTCGAGGTTCGTTTTATAGTTCTCCCTCCACGGAGTGGGGTATTCTTTTGGTAGAAAAACAAATGGGTCTGTACGTTGTTCTTTTTAGGAACAGATATTACATACCTTTTACCAGAATCATCCTTTATTTTCACGTAGGGTAATCTACGTGCCCAATTAACGGGACCGGCGAATTTTGGATTGACCACATCATACATTCGGTTTTCATATAAATTTACGATCTTGATGATGCCATTGAATGTTTGGTCTTCATGACTAGTTAAAATATTATAGAATTCCTTCATGTCGGAATACGTTTCGATTTCGGCGAATTTTTCTTTCGGAATACTACTTCGGGGCATATATATATTATCTAGATTTTTGTATAGAACCCTAGATATAATCACATGATACAGCGACCCATTCATTCCCTGAAAGGTCGACCATAAATGGTCCAGCACAACCGTATACGCCGTCTTTTGAAACCGCATCATCGCATTCTGCCTTTGAAGCATGTGGGTTCATTTGTTCTCCTGTCACTTTATTTACAGCGTGCCTAAATATCCGACAATTAATTTCTTCTATTATTATTTCTACTTGACATTTTGGACATTTTACTATGAATGGAGTGGTTGGTGGCGGATTTTCCATTTATTTAATAATATATTTATTATTTATATTATTAGATATATCTATTCAACTTTCCGGCGATAGACCCTTTGGTAGACCCTTCGGTAGACCATTTGGTAGACCCTTCGGTAGACCATTTGGTAGACCCTTCGGTAGACCCTTCGGTAGACCCTTTGGTAGACCCTTTGGTAGACCCTTCGGTAGACCCTTTGGTAGACCCTTCGGTAGACCCTTCGGTAGACCCTTCGGTACAACCGAGCCCGGCTCGCTTCGCTCGCCATAAAATCGAAGCAACAATATTAATCTTCTTGACTATCATCAACCAATTTATAATGATTCTAACGCGTTATTTATACAACAAACCCCTTGTTCTCCATTCGCTTCAGTTGTCGATTAAAAAGAAAGACTATGACGAATCCCTCTTTTGGGCCTACGAATTGTATTTCTCAGGGTTTCAAAAAGATGTTTTAGATTGTCTTGAAGAAATATATCTTCATGATTTTAAAGAGAACCATCCGAAGTTAGGGCTTTATATCAATAAAAAGGCGGTCGAATTAGAGGGCAAACCAGAGTTGGTTGCAACAATCGTAAAAAATCTCACTATGAAAAGTAGTGGACTTATAGAAAGCCCGAAAGCGAAATTTGTCAATGTTAAAGAACATCATATTACTGGGTATTATACCAAAAAACCTTCGGATAATAGAACCCCTAATTGGAAATTCTTACAGACAGTCTCTCTATACGGGGTTAATAAAAATTTAGGGGATAAATTTGATTTTCTAGATGAATGGGGTTCCAACTGGTTATTATATTGTTTAGAAACGCCTATATGGAAAGAAAGATTGGGTTCATATGGGGAATTTGATGATGGGGAATTTGTCTTTGACACTGAAGATACCGAAGAAGAATTCTACGATTTGTATGATTATGAACCGGATGAACAACCAATGGAAATAAAGAGAAAATGTATAGGATAATAATGAACCTAATTATCATATTTTTTTATAAACAAAAGTCACAAACCCCCATAAAAATGCTCCCCATACAGTGTCTAGAAGAATGGTTTGCCAGCGCCATGCTTTGAAAAGCGCCATATTTGTCAATTCAAATGTTCCGTTTATGACACCTCCTAAAATAGCGGCATCGAGAACCGACGCTCCCCTACTCAAAATAAACCAATAAAGCGCGAAAAATAAAATCAAATAGGCCCCTAAAGCCCCCATATAATTCATCGAAATAGGTGACCTCTGGATATCAATCGCTTGTTTCAAAAAGATATATCCAAACCCTCGTAAAAAACAAATGTCTAAGACTCCGAATAAAACAAATGCCAATAAAAACCGATATAAAACCATATTATATAATCCCTATATAATATGGATTTCACTATTGTTACCGCTTGGTATGATGTTAGAGAAAAAGAGAACCATCCTATGAAGGACAAGACAACCAACGATTTTTTCCCCACCACCCACGAATATTTCGACAAGAATAAACAGAAATTCCTAAATAAACCGTTCCCCATGGTCATTTACACTGAACCAAAATTTGAACGAATGATTAAAGAACAAAGACCAGCACATCTTCATCCCTTCACACGATTCATCTTCAAAGATTACGAAGAACTCCCTTTTTATAACCTATTCAATAAATACGAAGAGAACCATCACAAGAATCCCGTTCAAAACCTCGATGCAACCAAGTTCACTCCCCTGTATAAATTCATCGTCAATCAAAAGACGAATTTTGTCAAAGAAGTCGCTGAAATGAATCCGTTTAATACGACACATTTCGCTTGGATGGACCTCCGTCTTCACTGTGTTTACAATATGTCCCCCGAAGAAACCGTCGAGACTTTTTCAACCATCGACCCAAATAAGGTCAGAATGATGTTTATGTCGTATTTACCAAGAGACCAAATATGGGGCCGTTATGATTTTTATTCGTGGACTCGTGGAAAGATTGCTGCAGGGTTTTTCGGTGGCCGAGCGAAACCCATCATAGAATTCGCCAGGCTTTGTCAAAAAGAGTTTGTTGACGCAATAAACGAAGGAATGGCCCCCTCAGATGAGATGATATATTCCTTCGTGACAGCCCACAATACCCATTTGTTTGAGCCATATGTAGGTGAATACGGCGACTGCTTACGAAATATGCAGATGGCCAGGTGCTCCGGACATTTATTTATGCCGTTCTTTTATTCGTCTTATGATTATCAGAATTGGTCTTATACAGCCGACCTTTTTGACAATATTAGTCAGGGCTTCTTGAATAATCAAATCCATTTGTCGAATGATGATATTTATAATATCTGGTATCGAGGATATATTTCGAATATATATTTAAATAATTTAGATAAAGCGAGAACCATCCTACACAAACTCATTGAACTATATAGAAACAATCGTGATATTCCTTTTCAAAATGGCCGAGAGCAATTTATAGAAAAATCTGCCGAATTTGGTCATACAGAATTGGTTGACTCTATTGGTTCTTTATGATCGTTTTCTTCTTGTGATTTAATATCAACATCTTCGGATTCTATTTTCAATGTTCTCGCTATGACTCTTTTTGTTGTATGAAATTGGAAATAATATCTGCCGATGTCAATCGTATGGGCCAAAAGATTGCTATATGTTTGGTATTTAAACGAGGCCACCCTGGTATCCGTAGAAGAAATTTTAATAGAATACCACCACCAAGGAGGAATGTAGAGAACATGCCCTGCATTGACGTCGAAATTTAGCCATTTTATTTTGTCTCCGGATCCACTCATATCGGGAGACCAGATATTCATCCTGGAATAAAATTCGTAGTTCTCATAGTCCTTAACAGTATCGATATATTTTCGGCTCCTCCATGGAGTCATTTTAACTGAAATCCGGCCACTTGTTACGAATAAATAAATACGGTCATTCATATGGTATGACAATGGCAATTTTGAACCCGATGCACCTGATATTATTGAATACGCGGAATGAGCACATAATTTGGGACAAAAAAATGCATCTATATCTTTGAATACCTCGTAATCATCCGAATCGGGGTCTTGGTCCCATCGACCGAAATATCGACCTTTAGGATCACTCTTTGAAAGATTCGCAAAACTCCTCTGGGTCAATAAAATGGGGTCTATTGAAGTCGGTAAAGTTTCACCTGAATAATAATCATTTGTATCCCAGACTTTTACTTCGGCGTTCTCATCGGTGACTGCATTTATTTTTTCTTTAGGACTACCTTTTAAATCATCTTGTAGGAAAAACTCGAAGAGAACCGGCTGTTTCATTGCGCAAACTGTTTGTAGGTGGTCATTTGAAGTATAGTCCATTTCATATATCTCTAAATCTTCGCTTTTTTTGTATTGTTCTTGAATATGAAGATACAAAAACAAAATGATGATAAAAATAAAAAAAGACAGAAGCATAAATCCAAATATGATTTATATTTGGATTTATATCTTTTTGAAAAACCGCAGAATATATCTTCTTGACATTCTTCTTAATATTCAAATCTTCCAATAAATTAATCATCCGAATCATTAATTTTGGGCGCCAAATATACCTTCAAATACGTGTCTTCACCCGAAATGGGGTAAATAATCGAAAGTGGGTAATTATCGCACAGTCTTACTTGAATATCTTTTGCAATCTTATTGAACATCGAAATATGATGGAGTTGAGGAAGAGAGAAACTCATGTTTAATTCTTCGCCTTCATTGATTGCAAATGCGTTCAGGTCGTCTATGCTTACATCGACTGACATTGTCCCCGATTCGGCGCTCTTCGCGGCCATTTCTATTTTCTCTTCATTACATTTGATATCGAGTGTATCGCCAAAAAGTTTTAGCTGGTTTATTAGAGTGGCAAAATGAACAGAAGGCAGGGTAAATTCAGCACCGTAATCTATTTCGGGGATATTCATGGTTTCTGACTCTAAATCAACTAATGGCGACTGAAAATGTTTGTCGAAAATCGTTTTATCACTACTCGTAAAATGAATGGATAGTGTATCTTCAGCAGCTATTTCGTATACAAATTGTATCTGCTGTTGTTTCTCTCTGGCATTCAGGATCTTGAAGATAATTCCTGAATGGATTCCTACAACGATATCCCCTTCGCTAGTGTATTTGTATGAGTCAAACCACTCGGCTGGGAGATTGAACTCGACAATCGAAACACGGGAAGAATCCATGGTTTGTAGATAAAGACCTTTCTTCGAGAACATGAGCGAAAGATGCTCGGTAAAGGGACGGATATTCTGAAATAACGCTGTAAATATATCGGCTTTAGCGGGAGTAGTTAATGTAAATTCCATCGTGAACAATATATCATTCAATGTTTATATCTTTTTTACATCAATTTTCCGGGGGCTAGCCGCCCCCCGGACGCCCCCCGCTTTCAGCAAAAATTATTTTTTATTTTTGAATAAGAACTTTTTACACCTTTTAACCTTTCAAATGCCGATTATATATGATAATTCTGCCTTCGGCAGAATTATTGATATATAAAAGGTATTTTATCGGTTACAAAGTAACAGTTACCTAATTACATTCAAA